AATAATCTCGGTGAAGCTCTGGAATATTGTAGTGCTGACGATTTTTTGACTTGTCTCATCAGCGCTAACACGAACCATGCGAACCTGCACATTTGTGCTACTGGTTAACGTGATCATGTAGTCACGCTGATAGCGGTTGCTGCTTTTGCCGCTGATTGTATCTGTAACTACGTCGTTAAAGCCTCCTCCATCGTATTGAATTTGAATCTTAATTTGAACAGAATGGCCGACAATGTCGCCATCATCTTCAACTTTTTGAAGACTAGGAATCGTCAATGTAACGCGAAGGCGATCGACATTTGTGCCTAAAACGTTGCGAGTAACAGAGGTGCTGTTAGTCACCTCAATGCCGACTGATCTTTCGACTTGCGTTGATCCAAAGTCACCCGGAATATGCGTTTGGGCCTGAGTGCCATTGCGTGTAGCAACGGTGTAACCAGAAAAATTGTTTGTGCCGTCTGCGTTCTGAACCGGTGTGTTGTCTAGGAAAATGCTTTTGTTGCCGTCATCCAACCCCTGGATCTCGCCCTCGCTGACCAGATCTAAAACATTGGCGAACTGGATTGACTGCAGAGTGTCATCAGACTCTGTAGGGGTATTCCCTCCACCGCCGCCTTTGCCGCCACCAAAGCCTTGAACGTACTTTGTCTGTGTCATGTCCGTTTCTGGTCAACGTCGAGACCGCTGGAGAGCACCGCTGATCCAACAAACACTCGTCCATAGGCTATTGGAACAGGCAAGCCTTGCTTGGCAGTATTGACCACGTTGTTGAAGACAAAGGACTCCAGCTTGGCCGCTTCTCGCCCACGCTCTAATCCGCTATCAGGTTGCGGAGAGATCGCTTGAGCGATTCCACCCAGTGTCAAAGCGATGCCAAGATTGCCGGCAAACGCCGCAAATGCACCTCCAGTTGCAGCACTAAATCCAACACCAGCGCCTTTCACAAGGCCAACGCCTGCAGCTGGGTTTGCAATAGCAACACCTATCAAAAGGGCTCCAACCAAAATTTGACCAAAACCACGACCTGCACCAGCAACAACAGGCGTGATGCTGAAAACTTCTTTGTCGCTGAAAGGCATAAGCAAAGGGGCGATGTTGTCTTCCGTTGCCTTCTCCTTACTGACAGCTACGCGATACGCAACGCCATCTTTTTCGCTGTCAATCAACCACTTCTCTAAGCCTGGGAAGTTGACGCACAAAGCTTTGATTGCTTGCGCTGGTGTCGTCACATCAAACTCAAATCGGCATTGACCAAGCCGTTTGCGTAAAGCGCCGTAGACCTTAACGACTTTCATGCCTCAAGGCACAGGCAGTGCTCTTCCCATAGTAACCGCCATAAAGGTCTCGGCTAGACAGCCGGCCTTGCACATGATGCAGCACCTGCTGATCACCCATGTAGATCGCGGCGTGGTTTGGCAATGGCGAGACCAAATTCATCAAGATCAAATCACCGGGCTGCACTTCTTCCACTGGAATTTTGCGAAAGCCCTCTGCGGCAAAGTTGTCCATATACAAGTTCTCCCCACGATCCCAGAACTTGTCTTGACGGTGATAATCCCGCAGCTGGATGCCGTACTCTCTTGCGTACCAATCACGCACAAGCGTGTAGCAGTCCACCACCCCAAACGAAAACTCCCGGCCCACATACGGCAGCTCAAAACCCTCTGGCTCGCAGTACCCCCAGGCCTCAGTGTTGGGGTTGACGATGAACCAAGGCAGCTCTGACTTTTCGCACGCCACTCGATCAGCTGTAGAGGGACGAGGGTTTGTGATCGGATGACTGTGGACAATCGCCACCACCTCGCCTTGGTCCTCTACTTCATTCCACCCGCTGAGAACAAAGTGCTCATCAGGTGTTTCGGCAATGTTTTGGCACGGAAAATACTTACGCCGTCCTTTGATCACAGCAACCAAACCACAGCACTCACGCGGTGCCTCTGCCTTGGCGTGCTCCAAAATCTCAGCCTTCATGGCTGCTGACAGTTTCATCACTTAGTCAGACCTGCTCCAGGGAATGAACCAAATGGCAACTCGTTGTTATCGCCAAAGCGGCACTTACAGCTAGCAATCCGTTTGCTGCACACATCCTCAGCATCTGTTGTCACGCCTTCATTGTTGATGTCGAAACGGGTGTAAGTAACCCCATCTATTTCCTTGCCTGGCCCTGTTGAAGGGTTGTAGCCGCATTCCGGTGACTTATAGATCCATTGACAGACATTGGCGATGACCTGACGTTTAGGTAGCTTTTGACCGGCCAAGTCAAACTTGCTAGCCAGCTCAAACGTAACCGTGTCACGTGACTCGCTTGCCTTGCGATCGATAAACCAACGCTCCTGCGGGAACTGAGCATTTGGATCAGGCACCCCGCTTGGGTTGCCTGTGGTTTCAACATTGAACTCGTCTCCATCCTGGGTAATCAACGTGTCGCCGTCTTGTGCAATGGCGACGTTTTCAAAGCGGAAGTTGATGTCGTCAAGGTATTTCTTGAGCGTGCGGATACGCCTGACCTCGGCTCCCCCAAGGTCGTTGCCTGCTGTTGTTGCATTGACCAGTGCCAGCAGCACAGTCATGGTGCTGTCAAGGTTGCTGACGGTCAGCGTCGGGCGGGGCAGTGTGCCAGTGCTTGTGTACTCAAAACCCTCTGCCTTGACCGGCAGTCGCGTGTATTGGTTGCCATTAAAAACTACGTTGACATCTTGATTACGGTCATTTCGGCTCATGCCTGCGTGCCAGCGGTAGACCTCTGAACTGCCATGCAAGCTGCTGTCTAAACGCAGCTCAAACAACTCGATGACCGCACTAGGTGCAAGCTTGAGCAGCTCGTCGTAAACGCTGCTGATCGCAGTCCAGACGCATGTCCCATCAGTGACAGTGCTCGCTATATCAGTGGGCCATGTTGGTTCTGAGCTGCCTGATGTTCCAGCAGTTGTGCATCGAAACCACAGGCCAGTGCCATACGAAACCGACGCACGACGAACGTCACCAACGGAAAAAGCGGTGCTAGCGGACCAAGCTGCTACTGCCATTACGGTTCAAACACTTCGCGGAACGTTGCCTGAATATTGGCAAGGTTTGAATATGGCAGCGTCTTGCTCCAAGAAGGGCAAACCCATTTGTAAGTCTCACTATCGTCAGGTGGAGACCAATCAAACGCTGCATTGTCATCAGCCCTTGCGTTGAGGAAATCCTCAATGGTGTCTGCTTGTGACTCAGTGATGTTTCTCCACTCCAGAGACCATTCTTTAGGGTTTTGATTCAAGCCATAAGTCAATCTGGCTTGATACCCATCACCAAACTGAACACTACGAACAACAGGCTGACTGCGTTTCTGCGCTCCGTAAGACGGATCAATAGAAGGAAAGGTGGCCATTAGCTTGCGAGTAAGCCTCCAGGACGCTTCTGCTTGATCAGTTCCTGTTGTACTGCAACACCAATCGCTTTGCCCAGTTGGCTTGCTTGACTTGAATCACCCTCAACAGAAGACCCAGCAGCATCAACGTTCACGGTGACGTTGCCGATGCCAGCCCCAGAAGCTTCAACTCCAAGCTTGCCGTTAGCCCCTCGACGCAGCGGCATGATCGCTTCGGGGCCGGCCTCGCCCATGAGGCCAAAATTGCCGTAACCACCTCTGGCGTACTGGAAGAAGGTAGGCCTACCAACGATGCCGCCCTTGGCGTAAGGGACGATTTTGTTTTTAGCGAAAGCCATGCCATTGGCAGCCATAAGACTGACAGAATCAGGCATGGTTGTTGGTGGACCCCCTACACCTCCAATCACAGAACCTTTTGCACTAAGCCCCAGGAAGCTACCGACACCTGGAATCAAACTCAAGCCTTGGAACAGTGCCCGCTTTGCAAAGATGCGAGCAAGGTCCTTGATGATTGAATTAGCAAAGTCACTGAAATTAGCCTTGCCGGTGGCGACAAAGTCAGCGAAAGCATCGCCAAAATCTTGAACAGCCTGAACGCCAAGCTCGGCAAGTGCTTGGTTGATGTTCAACGCCTCTTCGAAGATTTCCTTGAGCCCTTTCCTGAAAGTCTCCATAGGACTTTCTGCTTTGTTCATTGCAGCAACAGCTGCTTCGACTTTTTCTTTTAGTTCGTCATAGCTGTAAACACCTTCTTTCACCAAGATGTTGAACTTCAACATCAACTCGTTGACCTTGATTTGATTTAATTCAGCCTGAAGCTGCTTATCGTTGAGAATGCCTTGCTCGCCTTTGGCTTTGGCTAATAGCTCATTCAGCTCATTTTGCGCTCTAGCTTTGTTCTTCGCTGTTCTCGCTTGCTTTTCCTCAAGAGCAAAA